ATCAGAGGCAAACTTATTACCCACGACTAGCTCCGAATGCCCACAATGCGCGGCACAAACCGTACTGAAGCTTTCTCACGATCCTCTTGTGCTGCCAAATCAAACTGAAACTCATATTCTTGTTTAAGCATTGGCAATCGTGCCGCAAGATCAGGCATCTTCATTGCAATGTAGTAAGCCAGTCCTGCCGCAATTGCTGGCAAGAATCTAAAGTTTGCATCCTGAGTATTTGCGCCCGTACCTGCGTCATCAATACGGCGCATGCGCCAGTATTTAAAAATGTAATAAGGGGCGGGCGCTGTGCCTTGATCGGGAACAGGCCATACAACAATCTTAGGGTTATCCCGTAGTCTGCGCACCCACACTTGAATGGGGCGACCTTGTGCTAACTTGTTAGGGATTGTGGCGTAGGTCGATACGCTAATACGAGATATAGTTAAATCAGATTGCGTGGAGTAATTGCCTGAACCCGTTCTGATAACCTGATCCATCAAATCAATGGTATCCGCCGGTAAGTCGTATTCGGCTTGCCCTTGAATCAGGTTGACTGTACCCTCATCAATTGTCCACATGTTGATGCCACGGTTTTGGAACTCAATGGTCATCAAGTTCATGGATCGCGTAGCTGTGCGTAGGTCGTAACCTGTACGCATTTCTTTACCGGCACGTTCAAACGCCTCTTCTGCCAGTTCAGCGAAGTCTAGGTTAAACGCGGTGGTTCCAGAAACAGCCATTATCTAAATCCCGATGTTTTCTTAGCAATCTTTTTAGGCTGGGCGACAAACTGTTTACCTGCTGCCTTACCTGCACGTTTTGCTTTAGTTGTGGCTGCGTACTCCGCAGGGCTAAGAGACTCAATAGCTTTCTTGGGCAAATACCGTTCACCTGTCTCAGACGATTTCTTGCCTGACTTAGTTGTCCATTTCTGGTCACCCCAAGCTTTTAAAGACTGCTGCGGTTTTGCTAGGCTGCTCATTTATATCCACCACCTGCGGCTTTATAGCGTTTAGCCATTAGCTGGGCTTTTCTGGCTGACCATTGCCCTGCGCCTGTACCCTGAGCCGCCGCAGCTTTTACGCTATTAAAAATACGTTTACGCAATTCTGGCTTGGTGTAGTTGCCCGACTCATTTACTTTAGACTTAACCTCGCCGCCTTCAGCGTATTGCGTAAACTTATCGCCATCCTTGCGGCGCATCGTTTTGCCCTTTGGCATCTTAGACGGGAGGATTGCCCCCATCCCGCGAGAGGCTCTCATACAAAACGTCCTTTAGTCTTGCCACGTTGAGCAATACCGTCACCGCGCTTGGCTTTGACTGCGCCGCCTTTCTTCATTGGCATAGCTTCTAACGGACGCTCGCGGCGTAACTTAGCTCGGCGGGCGGCTTCAGCGCGTGGCAATCTGCTCAGTAGCTGACCAATCGCATCAATAGCGCCACCAATAGGTCCGGGGCGACTGTAATCACCACGACTCGGCGCACGTGCCGCAGCACCTCCGCCATAGTTAATGTTGCCAGAACCTTCTTGTGCGTTCATGCTGTAGTCGTTTTCATTGCCACGGCTAGGTGCAGGATTTGACACGCCACGCCCAGAGCCTTCTTGCTCATTCATGCTGTAGTCGTTACGGCTAGGTACGGCGCGAGTGGCGGGCAATGAGCGACCTGCATTTGCACGAGGGCGTGACACAGGAATAGCTTCTGCTTGACCTGCGGGAGTCTGCATATCTGCGGGCAGTAAATCGCCTTTCATTAGTAGGTTAGCTTCTTTATCCGACATGTTTTTAGCAACATTGCGCTCAACTTCTGCAATGGCTGCTGCACGATCTTCTGGACGGATATTTTCATTGCGACCCATACGCAAGCCTGCGGCTAAGGCATCAGCGTCAAGTTCAAACTCTCCGCCCGTTTTAAATTTGCGTTTCTTTTTCATAGCATTTTGCCTTTAGTTTTGCCTTTGATGCAGCAACCATCTGCACGCTTAGAAACAGAACCACCTTTTTTCATGCCACCCGATTCAAACGGAGTTGCGCCGGGTTCGATCTTGCCCATTGCAGGAAGACCTTTGTATCGTGGCGCACCCATCATCGTACCCATGCCGGGTGTTTTCATCTTCATGGGCGCTTTGTTGCCTTTTGCCATTACCGGGGACACAAGCGCGTCTTGATCTTCAGGTTGTGGGATTTTCATGTCGGTTCCTTAGCAGGCGCGTCCGCCGCGATTCATTTTAATCATCTTGCCTTGGGTCTTGCCCTTAGACTCGACGCCGCCGCCTTTAGCCATTCCACCGCCAGCCATCTTAGTCAAGCCACCTTTTTTGGCAGCAAACGCAGGCATTTTCTTACCGTCTTTCATAACCATTGGCATGCCGCCTTTCTTGAGCGCAGCCATATCGGTCTTCTTGCCACCGTGCATTTGTTTGTCGTGCATGCCTACGGCTTTTTTGACCATAGCTTTGTCTTGAGCCTTGTCCATTTTCATGTCTTTCATAGCGCCACCTTCCCTAAATGTTTTGCCTTTATCGGCAGTGTTGAAGTCTTTACCCACAGATTGAGATACACCAACTTTCTTGGCAAACGCAGGGTTGTGCGCGACTGCCGACATAAAATTATGCTGTTTCTTAGATGTGCTGGGCATCAGCATTTCCACCGTTTGAGACTTGCTGCTTTACGAGTAGGTCTGCCTTTCTCATCTTTCATCGGTCCGGGCATACCGCTCATCCTTGCACAAAACGACTTCTTGCGTGGACCACCTTCAGGCTGTGGAGCCTTCAAGTTTGATCCGGTTGCTGCGTTGTACTTGGCACGACCTTTGGCAGTAAGACCCGCCCCTTGTTTGACCGGTAGCTTTTCACCACGACCAATAGCAAGGGAGGGGGTTTTCTTAGCCATAATAAATATTCGCAGACGTAATGTTAGACATAATCATGTAGATACCGTTCTGCACAAGAATGCCTTCGCCCGGAATCAATGCAAAGTTACCGAACAAATCACCTGCGCCTGTATCATACGAACACAACCAAAGCGTTGAGTACGACATAGCTGTACTTGCCGCAATTGTGCCGGAGTTAATGTCAGTCAAGGTAAAGGTGTTTGCGCCTGTCTTGGTAATTGTGTAATTACCGTTTGTTGCAGACGAACCAGAAGCAGTTGCAAAAGCAAAGCCACGCACATCACCAGTTGATAACCCGTGAGCAGTGCTAGTTACCGTAACGGTTGTGCCAGAACGAGCGTAGGTTGCCGTTGTTACCGGCGCAGTCGTTGTATCAAAAACATCAAGTGTACCTGCAGTGGCAGTGCCAACAATAGACAATGCTTTGAGCCGCGTACGACCTAACAACATAAATCCAGTGTTGTTTAGGTGTCCGGCTTTGACGTCAGTTTGCATCATAATAATCTCCTAGATGTTAAACAGGGGGCGAACCCCCTATAGAAGATTAAGCTGACACAGGCGTTTGTGAGCCGTTAGAGTTAGCCACAGCGTAGACGATGGTGTACTGAACCGTACCAGCAGTTACCGTAGCAACCGTAGGTGACAGAATAGCGTTTACCAATACGTCTGTTGAGCCAACACCTGCGCCGTTAGGTGATGCCGTAGTAGCAGCCCCTGCCCAGTTGCCAAGTTTTGCGGCAAAGGCTGAGTTAGCCATACGACCAGCCGAAGTAATGTCGGTTGAGGCAACATACGCAGCAGTTGTGCCGGTGTAACCAACAACAACGTTAGCCGCAGTCGAACCTGTAAAGGCTGTGGTCGTATCAACGTTAATTTGAATAATCTGTGCGCCAGCAGGAAGAACTGCAATCTGCGTAGTATTTGGAGCGGCTACTGTTGTGCCGGTGTAGTCAATTTTTTTAGTCTGCGAAACAATGGTTGAACCCATGTTGCGAACTGTACCCGAAGTCGAACCAGTAGTGTCTTTAACAGTACCGAGTTGCCACGGTCCAAGGTGTGAGGCGAAGCCCATGATGGAATCCTTTATGCACAAGTCACCGTATCATCTGTGCATCGTCCCCTAGGCGGGTTGATAC